ACCACGATCAGTATTGTTGCCAGCGGTGCTGCCACCGCCACCAGCCCCGCCCGCAAAGCCAGCGGGGAACACGGCATTTCCGCCGGTCCCTATTATAAAAGGTTCAACTACCGCGTCCCTTGAAAGGAGGATTGGTGCCGGGGTCACTCCGGTCGTGGCAGAGGCTGCGGAAACACAACCAGCCGCAGTTGTTGCGAAGTATGAATTTACGTTGAAGTTGGTTGCGGTGCCGGACGGCGCCAGCGGATTACCGCCGGAACTTTTATACTCCACCGCGAAAAATACGGGAAAGGTCAGTGCCATATTATTGGCGTACGCATAGCCGCCGCCACCACCGCCACTTGCGGCGGCCTGATTCGCCCCCCGCCCATTCGAGCCACCGCCGCCGCTCCCTACGCATTCAACCTTATTCACCGGGTTCCAGTTGCCGGGGTCCGGAAACGATTGAACCAAGCGAACCCCAGTCGTCATCAAAAATATCTGGGTCACAGCGCGCTCGTGAGCCGTTCGACAATCTCGGCCACCTGATCCATCGACAACGCGCCCATGTAGTCGCCTCTTGGCACCTTCACCATCATTAGCGGCTCGCCAGTGCCCTGCATGAGCAACAGGCGCGGGTTGTCCAGTTCACTGTCGTCGTTGGGATTGATCACGGCGAGGATCATGCCGGTGTTCAGGCTTCTGATAACGCCGATCCACTCGCTCATGCTCTCGCCCCCAGTATGGTAATGGAGATGTCGGCCAGGGTAAGATCCTGGGTCCCCGGCGCCACCAGTTGCAATGCGTCGCCTATCGCCAGCGCGCCCCCAGCGCCCCCCAGCGTCAGCCCGGTCGCGGAACCCGCCGTTACCGTTATCGTGCCCAATGCCGTGGTGGTGCCGCCGCTGACCTTATTGACGGTGAACACGGGAGAACCCGTCGCGGCCGTGCTGGTGAAGAGTACGCTTCCCACCAGCCCGACCGGAACGGTAAGCACCCACGGCATGGCCATATGATACTTGGCCCCGGCAACAGGCTTCCCCGGAACAAAGAACGGCATCGCGGTCGGCGCGGTGGCGGCATTGGAAGCGATCCACTTCGTTCCGTCCCAGGTCCAAGTTACCCCACCCACCACGTAGGTTTGGCCGTTGGCTGGGGAATTTGGGAAGTCCAGTGCCATCACACCCCCCACTTGTTGCTGAAGTAAGTCTCGACCGTAATGCGCTCCGCACCGGTCAATGCGCGGTTATACATTACAAACTCGGCAACCTCCGCGTCGCTGGATTCCGTGCCATCGCTCGCATTGTCCCCAGACAGGCCATATGTCGCCTGGAACCCGTCGCTGGCCGTTGTCTTGACGCCGAACACCAGACCGTTCTTGTAGGCCGTTCCGACATAGCTGGTGCCGTTATGGTTCCCAGTGTAGCCATACTTCAGCCACGGCGACGGCAGGGAGTAGCCACCGACGTAGCTGCCGATCCACCCATTGTCATAAAACGAATCAAGCCCGGCATTGTGAAAGCCGACCAAGCAATTCGTCGGTGGATACATGGCACTAAGGATGCGCCCGGCGACGGGTCCGACCCAGCGCGCCACGTAGATGACGGTGAAATTGTTGCCTGGATTCGGAAGGCCGCTTGATAACAGCGAGGTATTGCCGCGCACCACCCCCTGATTGGCGGTAAGCCGCACTACCGGCATGCCGTTGAGCGCGTTGGTCCGCACTGTCGGCGGCGGCGTTCCGACGATGGTGCCGTTATTACCCAGCCCCGACATGTCGGGCCACGGCGAAACCGCCGCGCCATTCGCCAGCCCAAGCTGTGAAGCGTCAAGCCACACCGTCAGCCCGGCGATACTCTTTGGATCGACCGGCCATACCTTGACCGTGCCCGCATAGACCGCGCTTACCGCCGTGCTGCCAAGGTAGATTTTGTCGGCGACATTGATTAGCGCCATCAGCCGATAATCACATAAAGCAGGGTGGGGTCTTTAACCCCCAGCGCCGTATAGGCGGCCTGCGTCATCTGGGTCCATTGCCCAGCCGCCCCGGTTGCCCCCGTCGGGCCTCGCGGCGCGGGGGCCGTGGCAGGCACCCATTGGTTCGAATTAGCATCGGAAAATCCAATATACATCTGCCCGCCCACACTGTCCCACCACAGCGTTCCCGAGGCGAACGCGGGCGGCGTGTCGCTGACGATGGCGCCGCCGATAGGCGGGGCGCTCCACGTCATCGAAGCGGAGCCACCACCTCCCGACGTGAGAAATTGACCGGCCGTGCCTGCCGTTAGCGGGAGGTTAAAGTTGTAGACGCCGGTAACGAAACTTTTGAGAACGACAATGCCGCCCGCTAGTGATGCCAGCAGGATGGAGCCGTCCGACGCGCCAGCAGAACCGAGGGTCAGGGCGCTGACGCCGTCGCTGGATATGGCATTAACTGTCTTCGGCGGACTCCCGCCGCCGCCGCCAAGCACCAGCCTGTTGGCAGATAGCGCGGTCGAGGTTGCCCAGGAAGAGGAGGTGTCGAAATAGGGCACCCCGCCGGGAGTGCCCGCCACCGTCATGGCCAGGGTGCCCGTGGTGGTGACCGGCGAACCGCTGACGCTGATCAGGCCACCCGTGAAGGTTTGCGCCACCGACGTGACAGGGGCCGTTCCGCTGCTGGCAGCGGTCAGCCTGCCCTTCGTATCGACGGTGAGCGAGGTGTTGGTGTAGCTGCCTGGGGCAACGGTGGTGGTTGCCAGTGTCGGCGCGGGGTAGGTGCCGGTCAGATCCCCGCTTGCGCCCCCCGAGGGCGGCAGCGACGCAGGAATGCTTGCGGAGGTTATGTACCCCGCAGGATTGCTGGCGGCATATCGCGAGGTGTCAACTGGATGAATGTGATCAGGACGCGCGTATGTGGTTAGCGTGCCAATGTTGGCAACCCCGTCCATGAGCGGCGTGGTGACGGTATTGACGGCAGGTGGTGCTACGCCGCTGCTGGCGGCCGTCAGCCTGCCTTTCGCGTCCACAGTGAGTGCGGTGTAGGTGTAGCTGGCAGCACTAACGCCCGTGGTCACCAGTGTCGGCGCCGGGTAAGTGCCGGTCAGATCCCCAGTTGCGGCCCCTGACGGTGGCAACGAAGCGGGAATGCTCGCGGAGGTTATGTAACCCGCAGGATTGGTCGCGGCATACCGTGAGGTATCAACCGGATGAATATGATCAGGACGCGCGTATGTGGTTAGCGTGCCAATGTTGGCAACGCCATCCATCAGCGGGGTAGTGACGGTGTTCACCGCAGGGGGTGCCACGCCACTGCTGGCCGCTGTCAGCCTTCCTTTCGCGTCCACGGTGAGCGCGGTGTAGGTGTAGCTGCCCGCTGCCACCGCCGTGGTCACCAGTGTCGGCGCCGGGTAGGTGCCCGTCAGGTCGCCGGTTGCAGCGCCTGATGGCGGCAGCGATGCCGGAATGCTTGCGGCGGTTATGTAGCCGCTTGGGTTGCTGGCGGCATACCGCGAGGTGTCAACCGGATGAATATGGTCTGCCTTGGCCCAGGTCGTGCCGCTACCGATGGCGGCCGTGCCGTCCATGAGCGGGGTGGTGCTGGAAGCCACGGGCAGCACGGCCGTTACCTGGGCAGCGGTCTGATAGCCGCTTGGGTTGGTGGCGGCATAGCGTGAGGTGTCGGTGGGATGAATATGATCAGGGCGCGCGTACGTGGTTAGCGTGCCAATGGTGGCGGTGCCGTCCATGAGCGGGGTGGTGACGGTGTTCACCGCAGGGGGCGCGGTACCGCTGCTGGCAGTCGTGATCCTGCCTTTCGCGTCCACAGTGAGTGCGGTGTAGGTGTAGCTGGCAGCACTAACACCCGTGGTCACCAGTGTCGGCGCGGGATAGGTACCCGTCAGATCTCCGGTTGCGGCCCCCGATGGCGGCAGCGAGCCAGGGATGCTCGCGGACGTTATGTAACCCGCTGGATTGCTGGCGGCGTAGCGGCTGGTATCGACAGGATGCACATGGTCTGCTTTGGCCCATGTGGTTCCGCTACCAATGGCCGCCGTGCCATCCATGAGGGGCGTGGTGCTGGAGGCAACCGGCACGGAGGATGTCAGCGCGTAGGGACCCAGCGAAGTCGTCACCTGCGCCGCCGTCTGATAGCCGGATGGGTTGCTGGCGGCGTAGCGGCTGGTATCGACCGGGTGAATATGGTCACCGCGCGAATACAGCAGCGAAGATCCCGGCGCCGCCGTGCCGTTCATAGCTGGATTGGCGTCACTCGGCGTGCCACCGCCGCCACCACTGGAGACGGGGACGTTGGAGGCCCATTTGGTGCCGTCCCATATGTAGGACGCGCCATTCGCGCCGATGACTACCTGCCCGATGCCCGTCGGCGGGCTGGGAAAATCGTAGCTCATGCCATCACCACCACTCTCGCCTGCGCAACTGCCGCGCTGGCATCAATCGCCGTTCCGTCCCACCGAGCATACCCCGATGCCGGGGGCGCCCCCAGAAAAGTTCCGACGAAGTTGACTGTGTAAGACTGGTTCTGGCTCTGAAGCGTCGCGCGAACGGCAACATCACCGGCACCGAAAGAGGCCACGTTGATCGCGGCAGACCACGCGCTGCTGGTGGTGATGTTCTTGAACTGCACGGTCTGCCCCAGGCGATCCAGCGCGATGCCAAGCCAGTGACCGGCCGCATAGGTCGGCGCGGGGCTAATATTTGCTCCATTGTTGTAAACCGTGCCATCGCCATACCAGCCGAAAGCGGAAGCGGTGTCCCCGATCCACGAGGCGAGGATCGGCCCCGTGTCCAATCCTACGCCCAGCGCGTTCCTGCCCACGTCAATCAAAGTGTCAGAGCGGATCTCGGCGTAGACCTTTGATGCGCCCGATGTCGTTGTTGTGTAGGTGTTATCATAGGTGCCCGACGAGGAAAGCCTGATCGCGGTCAGGTTGTTATTCTGCAATGTAATGCTTGGGCCGGTCTTTGCTGAATTGAAATAGGGTGGGGACGCAACGCCACCCGACACCGTCCCGGCGGCCAGGATCGTGTCGGGGTCTTCGCTGATAGAGAGCGTGCCGCCGACCAGAACCTTACCGGCAGCGCTGATAGTGTCGGGAGCTTCCGTAGCACTCAGCGTGCCGCTGACAAGTACCTTGCCAGCGGCGCTGATGGTGTCGGCGGCTTCCGTAATGGAGAGCGTGCCGCCGACCAGAACCTTACCGGCACCGCTGATAGTGTCAGGGTCTTCCGTGACGGCAAGTGTACCACCGACCAGAACCTTGCCTTGCGCGGAGACAGTCTGATCGGCCTGGGTAAGCGCCAGCGTGCCGGTGATCGAAATCGGGCCGCCGCTGCTGGGTGGCGCGGCTTTGTAGGGATGATCGCTAGGCAGCAGCCCGGCGAGGCTCCACTTCCAGGCGAGATAGCCTTCCAGCTTCTGCCGCGTGTCGGTGGTCGCCAGATACGGCACCATGACAAATTCGTAGAGGTCGCCAAAGCCCTGCGGGTAGGCTGACTGTCCAAGGCTGAACAGCGTGCAGTCGAAGGTGCCGACAGATGCCGTTGTCAGCGCACCACCGTTCTTGGCCATAGCCGTAGCCGATGTGTTAGAAATAGAACCGTAAAGCAGCGCGTCGGTCCCTGGTGCCCAGGACAATCCGCCGACTTGGAAGAAGCTGGATACCCAGACGCCGCAATTTTCCGAAGTGTCAATTATGAAGTTGATATGCTGGGCGCCACCAGACAGAAGCAGCGTATGATATTTCGCGGCTCCAATAGATTTTCCAGCGAAAATGTAGTCATGATTTCCGGTAGGGAATTGGGTTGCCAGGGGGTAAAGCGAGGTGCTGTCGATGAGTCCGACCCTGCCCGCTGAGTAAGCCGGTCGATTGGGATCGTTGGGCTGTATGATGTGTCGGCTGTAACCTGACTTGTCGAGCCACTGCGACACGCCGCTGCCGGTGACCGTGATGGTTGCCGCATCATTCGCGTCGAACCATGCTAGCAAGTCGGTACCAAGAGCAGCCGGGGTCCACGGCGCGGCGCCGCCGGTAACCGTGCCGCCCGCCGCGAGTGTGTCAGACACTTCCGTGAGGGCGAGGGTGCCGATGGCGGCGGCGAGGCCCGTGGCGCTGATGGTGTCGCTGGCTTCCGTCAGGCCAAGGGTGCCGCCAACCAGAACCTTGCCAGCGGCATTGATGGTGTCGCTGGCTTCCGTCAGGCCAAGCGTGCCGATGGCGGCGGGGGCGCCCGTGGCGCTGATGGTATCGGCGGCTTCTGTGAGAGCCAGCGTGCCGCCGACCAGAACCTTGCCAGCGGCACTGATGGTATCGCTCGCTTCCGTCAGGGCGAGGGTGCCGGTGATGATGACGGGAACGTCGCCGGTGGCGTTGAGAGTGTCGGATTGTTCCGTTAGAGCAAGGTTACCGACGATGATGACGGGAACGTCGCCGGTAGCCGAGATGGTCTGCGCCGCCTGGGTGAGCGCCAGGGTGCCGCTGATAGATGAGGGGCCTAAATCCGGCGTGACGAATGATGAATACGAGGGACCAGCGGTGCCTAGACCGACGTGGAATAGTATATTGCAGCTATTTGATGAGCCAGCCGAGGTTTCTTGCCACTCTAGCTGAAAGAATAGGTATTCATTGTTTAATGTAATCGCGCCTGGATTGAATGTTAGGCCGCCATTGATGTCCGCCGCGCTGTTGGGTGAAATGCTGCTGCACGCGGTGAATGCAAATACTTGAGTAGCACTTGAACCATCAGCGTTTGCCGAACGCCATATCCGCAGGTTGAGGTGGCCGGTAGCGCCATTCGTGGTCGAGCGAAGGTAAGCAGTGAAAACCCAATTTCCAGCAGCGAATGTGCCGGTGAATGGCCCGGCAATAAAGCTGTCGCCTGCTGTAGCGTTGGTGGCTCCGGTACCCTTGACTGGTCCCGATGCACCTGAGATGAAGCTGCTTGCGCTAGTCATGGCGGTCGTCGTGAGAGCAGACGCACCTAAGCGCGCATTCCAATAGCCGGTGGCGATCTTGCCGACTGTCCAGCCGTATGACGAGTTGACGGCGGTTGGAACCGTGCCGCCATCCTGAAGAACACTAAACCAGTTTGGTGAAGCTGCTGCTACGTTCGTTACGAACAGTTGATGGGTAGCCATCTATTCGCGCCATTCGAAGCGGAACGTGCAGCGGTCGTAGTCCTTGATATGGCGCGGATCGGTCGGCCACACGTTGCAGCCGCGCGACCAGTAGGTGTTCAGGCTGTCATGAATGGCGCACAGGCGTTCGCCCTCGACCTCGCTTTCGAGGAACGGGCAGGCCCCGTCAGCTTGGGCGGGCAGGTTGCCAACAGCGCCGATACAACATTGCCCGCACCGGCAGCATGTACCGGAGCGAACCCACATTACTGATTGCCAGCGGTGACGCTGAAAGAGGTGATGGTCACGGTCTGCCCCGAGGTGATCGAGGTGTTGTTGAGCGTCAGGTCGGTCATGTTGCCCTGCACGTGGCATACGCCACCGGGTTGCGAGGCCGTGTCATACATGCGCCACGACAGCGCCGTGCCGGAAGCACTCGCGGCCGCGCTCCAGCCGCCTGCGGGCGCGATGGTGGTCACCCCGCCCGACGAGGTCAGGAACGACGCGGGAAGGGGAATGACGGCCAGCGGCCCTGATGGGTCGCCCAGCGAGCAGTTGCCCGGCTCCGCGCCACTGAAGATCACGATGCGCCCGGTGGTGCCGATAGTAGTCTGGATCTGGCTGATCTGGTTGTTGCGCAGGGTCGCGCCGTATTGGAAAGTCATGCCTACGTCCTCGCTGCCATGATTGTTATTCCGATATCAGCAAGAGTTCCGTCCTGTGTCGAGGGCGCGACGATCTGCAACGCGTCGCCCACCGCCAGGGTGCCGCCCGCGCCAGCCAGGGTGCAAGAGGTGTTGCTGGTGCTGGTAATGGTCACGGTGCCCAACGCGGTGGTGACGCCAGCGGAGATCTTGTTGACGGTGAAGATAGCGTTGGCAGTGGTCTTGGTAGTGTCATAAACCACGCTGCCCGCGAGATTGGCGGGAACAGTAACGGCAAATGCCATCGGCACATTGACCAGCCCCGCAGGCTTGCCCGCGAACGGGAAGCTGATCGGCAGTTGCTGCACGCTGACGGGTAGCTGGCCAAACCCGATGGGACCCCCGGCATTGGCGTTGTTGGCAGTTACCCACTGCGTCGAGTTGGGATCGGCATAGCCGATGTAGAGCTGGGTTGATACGCTATCGAACCACATAGCGCCATTGGTCAGCGCGGGCGGCGTGTCGCTCACGGTGATCGAAGCGCCGCCGCCGGTACCTCCTGCGGTGCTGATCACCCCGTTGACATCGACGGTGATGCCGGTGCCCGCGATCACCCCGCCCAAGGCGAGCGAGGTGGCGGGCTTCACCGCCAGCGTCTGTGTGTTCCGCACCAGCCCGGCGCCGAGAGACAGCGCGCCATTCGCGCCATCGACCGACAGCACGCCACTGTTGCTGATTGTGCCAGCGTTGTTGGTGATGCCAGAGCCAACGTCCAGCCTGATTGTACCGGTGTTGGTGATCACGCCACCGGTCAGCACGCCCGCTGCGGTGATGCTTTGCACCGTCCCCTGCGGCACATCGGCCCACGTCATCGAATTGGTGCCGCCAGCCTGCGACGTGAGTGCCTGCCCGACGGTGCCAGCAGACACCGGCAAATTGAAATTGTAGGTGGTGACGGCGCCCAGGCTCTTGATCGCGACCGATCCGCTGGCCGACCCCCAAAGGGTAAGAACACCGCCGGGGCCGGTGGTCTGTCCCAGCGTCATTCCGCCGGAACCATCCACCTTGTAGTAAGGCATGGTTGTCGGTGAGAAATTACCGCCGCCAACCATGAGGGCGTTTTGCGCCATCTGGGCCGTCGTCGCCCACGTGGATGCGCCGCTGAAATACGGTATGCCGCCCTGCGTGCCCGCAACCGTCATCGCGGGCGTCGTGGTTGGCGTCGCGACCGTGATGATGCCGCCCGTGAAGCTGACGCTCTGCACGGTGCCTGTTGATGCGGAGCCGCTGCTGGCAGTCGTGATCCTGCCCTTCGCGTCCACGGTGAGTGACGTGTTGGTATAGCTGCCCGGTGCCACGGTGGTGTTCACCAGCGTCGGTGCGGGATAGGTGCCCGTCAGATCCCCGCCTGCGGCGCCTGATGGCGGCAGTGACGCGGGAATGCTGGCAGAGGTTATGTAGCCTGCCGGGTTGGTTGCCGCGTAACGGCTGGTATCGACAGGATGAATATGGTCAGCCTTGGCCCAGGTATTGACAACACCAATGGCCGCCGTGCCGTCCATCAGCGGCGTCGTGCTGGACGCGACCGGCACGCTGGTGGTCAGCGCGTAGGGCGCCAGCGAGGTCGTCACCTGCGCTGCGGTTTGATACCCCGCCGGATTGGTTGCCGCGTAACGGCTGGTGTCGCTGGGGTGAATATGGTCCCCGCGCGAATAGGTCGCGAGCGTGCCGGGGTTGGCGACACTGTCCATGATCGGATTTGTGCCGCTGGGCGTGAGGCCGACAGCGCCCGTCGTGATCACGCCAGCAGCGTCAATCGTAATGCCCGACCCAGCGATCACGCCGCCCAGAGCAAGCGAAGTGGCGGGTTTCACCGCCAGCGTCTGCGTGTTCCGCACCAGCCCGGCGCCGAGAGCGAAAGCGCCCGCTGCGGTATCAATGGAAAGAACACCAGTGTTGGTAATGGTATTGCCGTTGCTGACGCTGATGCCGCCGACGCCAACAACCGAAGACAGCTTGGTGGAATCACTCGGGTGAACGTGGTCGCCGCGTGAATACAACAGCGACACGCCCGGCGCGGCGGCGCCGTTCATGGCGGGGTTGGTGTTGTAGGGCGCCACGGTAGATGGAGCCGCCGCCCAGGTCGCCGTGCTGCCGTTCGATTGCAGCACCTGCCCATTGGTGCCGATGGGCAGCCGCGCGGCGAAATTCAGCCCGGCGCCAACAATCAGGTCGCCCTGGCTGGTGATCGGAGAGAGCGCGTTGAACGCGCCGGTCGAGGTGTTCTGCCCGGTGCCGCCGCTGGAAATGGACAGGATGCCGCCCAGCGCGATGCTGCCGCTGGTGGTGATCGGGCCGCCGCTCGTGGTCAGGCCCGTGGTGCCGCCCGTCACGTCAACGCTGGTTACCGTGCCGCCGCGCGGGATCGCGTCCACGAAGGCCGTGGTAGCCAGCCGGGTTGAGACATCCCCTGGCGGGGGTGTCGGCGCGGACGGGAAATTGTAGAACTGCGGCGAGTTGAGCGGCGCCGCGTCCAGCAGGGCCATCGTGTCCTGCACCGACATGTCCCGCGCGGGCAGCACCAGGGAGTCGTCGTTGCCCTTGATGGTGCGCCCGGCCATCGGCGCCAGATAGGTATTGTCGATGCTCCCCGCCGCCAAGCCCAGCGTGCCCTCGTTGATGATCGGGTTGGGGGACGCGGTGATCGGAGAGATTGCCGTAAGCGTGGTGAGCGTGCCCGAATAGGGCAGCGCCAGGGCCGCCACCTGCCGCGCCGAGACGCGCATGCTGGTGCCGCTCTGCACCAGTTCCATCTGCTCGCTGCCGGTAAGGGCAACCGCCATGGGCAGCAGGGGAATGGTGATATGGGTCATCGCACACGCCGCGCGCTGACATAACCCCGCACCGTCGCATTGGCCGACCCCACGGCGGCCACCAGATACAGCGTGACCGTATCGGTGGAATTGCTGCGGCATTGGCCGGTGATCAGCACCTGCCGCTGCCCGGCGGCAAGCGGTGAAAAGATCAGGTTCATCACGCCCGTGCCCAGGATCAGTTCTTCATCGGTCGGCAGGGAGTCAGTGGTGACGCTGATGCTGGAACCCAATTGGTTTGGCTGCACCGGCACCACCTGGGGATCAGCACCGACGGCGGCGATGGTGAAGTCGCACGTGCCCCAGACCTCCCAGCAGCCCGGCGGCAGGGTGATGGCGCACACCTGCATGGGGACGTTGGCCGGGGGCGTGACTCCATCCATGTTATCGACAACGATATATTCACCGATCTCGCCCGGCTGCGCGTCGCTGCCGTCGGTGATGCCGGTCGCCTGGGCCACATCCTGCGCATCGGCGTAGTCGCGCACCAGCGCATCCTGCGCATCGGAATAGCGCTTGGTGGACGCTTCCATATCCTCCACCGGGTCGCTGCTCAGAAGCAGCGGATGAACCATAAAGCTTTCGCTCATGCCGCCCTTCCTACACGATATTTATCACGGTGCCGTTGCGCCAAAGCTGCCCGGCGACCAGCCCGGCGGCACTGGTCGGCAGGCCCGTCAACACCACCCGCGACGAGGTGGTCAGGGTGCCCGAGACGTTCACCGGCCCGGTCATATTGGTGGTGCCCGATGTCGTCAGGGTGCCTGTCGCATTGGTTACCCCGGCCGCCGTCAGCGTGCCTCCCGCGTTCACCACCAGGGTTCCGCCCGAGGGGACGGTGAGCGTCGGGCTTATCGTGACCGTTCCATTGATGGTGCCCCCGGTCAGCGCCAGGAACGGGCCGCCCAGCAGCGTGTTGGTCTGCGCCGTGGTCAGGTCCAGCACCGGCCCCGTTATGGCCGTGTTGTTGCCTTTCAGCGTCAGCGCGGGCGCGGGCGACAGGTTGACGTTGCCGACGCTGCCGGTGGCTGCGGTCAGGAACGGGCCGCCCAGCAGGGTGGTCACCTGCCCGACAGAGAGATCCTCTGGCTGCGCGGGCGTGCTGGACAGGCTCCCCTTCAGGCCCTGCGCCAGCATCGGCGCCAGATAGGTGTTGTCCACGCTGGCGGGCGCCAAGCCAAGGGTGCCCGCGCCATAGATCGGGTTGGGCGTGGCGACCAGCGGCGGCAGCACCGTAAGCTGGATGGTCAGGCTGTAGGTGCCGATCCCGGTCTGGGGCACCTGTCGGAACCCGCGCGGCAGCCCGACCTGGGCGCGCCAAACCGGATCGTCGCTCATAGCAGCGACCCCATCGGACGCGGCGTGTTGGTCATGTAGGTGAACGCTGTCGCCGTCGTGGGGCTGACCGAATAGAACCCGGTGGCTTCGTTGTCGGTCAGTCCTTCGACCGAAACCTGATCGTTGAACCGCAGCCCGTGCGGGGCGGAACAGGTGACGGTGATCACCGACGAGCCGACCGACATGATCGACAGCACCGGCAGCTTCCGCCCCGATGCGGTGATCCCCGGCACGCCGGGCATGATCGCCCAGCGCTCCAGGCCGCTGCTGGAGATCCGCCCTGCCGCCGGGTTGGTCGGCACCCCGGCGGGGCCGGTCGGCTGCGTCCCACGGCTCTGCCCGTCTTCCGCCTGCCGGGAGAAATCCACCGGCAGCGGCATGCCGGTACGCGGGTCGATCACTGGCGGCACCGAGGGCGCGCGCACGGTGGGGACGAACTCGTCCCAGGTATTGACCCTGGCATTCATGATCGGCGGCGGATCGGCGGGCAGGATGATGGCGCGCAATTGCTGTTGCGGCTCGTCCTCGCAACGGCGGCAAACCAGCATGCGCGTGTTCAGCAGCGCGATACCGCGCCACTCATGCTGAAACCGCATGGTGTTGTGGGTCCAGATGAAGCCGCAGCGGTCACAGACGCCAGCCGCCTGCGGGTTCTTGGCTGATACCCTCGCCCGCCCCAGACGGCTCGCCCAGGCCATGGCACCCCCTAGTTCCTGAAATATCCGGAGATCATAGGGGCAATGTACTGCTGTGCCAGTTCCACGTTGGTTTCAGCCGCCTTGCGATAGGCTTCCGCAGCCAGGGGGGCGAGGATCGGCATTTTCTCGGGCGACCAGATCACCGCCAGTTGCGCCGCCAGACCGGTGACGAAGGCCGGATACCAGATCTGCGGGATTTCTGGCGAGACGCCGTTCATCATGGCGACGCTCTCGTTCTGCACCAGCCGGTAGTAGCTGAAGCTCTCCTGCGTGCCGTCAGGCACCGGCCACAACGTCACGGTCTGATCCAACAGGCGGTTATGCCAGAACACGGTGGGCGACCCCTGGCGCTCCTTGTTGGGGTAGCTGGCATATTCGCTGCGGCTGACCGACGGCATGAGCCGGTCGGAGATCAGGGCGCCCGTGTTGGTGGTGCAATAGGCGTCGAGGATGGTGACGGTATCGGAATCGACCAGATAGACCGCCTGCCCCTGGATCAGCGGCACCGTGACCAGATCCACCCGCCACAAATTCACCCCGTCATTGGCCCAGTGCAGCAGCAGCAGGTTTGCCGCCATCCTGGCGCTTTCGAAGTGCTCCTGCACCAACGAGGTGGGGCGCAGCCCCACCAGTTGGAACGCGTGCAGGATTAGGCTGCCGAAGGATGCCTGGAAGGAGTTGACGGCCATTTCACGTGGTTACACACGGCGCCCGGTCGCGGGCGTGCCGTGCCGCGCCGAGGTGAACGGATTGGCGTCGCAGCCACCGCCGCCGCGCTTGGTGGTATCGATGTGGCGCATGGCAGCGGACCCCTTGAGCGGCCCGACCCGGCCGCCAAGCTTGCGCTTGGCGCGGTCGTCATCCTTGCAATCGGCGCCTTTCTTGTCGTCCTTGTCGCCTTTGCCGCCTTTGCCAAAGGCGCCCTTCTTGTCGTCCTTGTCGCCGCCCTTGCCGAATTTGAACATGGCGCGGTTCCTTTTCAGACCTGGGGGACGCCGAATAGGCCGGAACCGGGCAGCAGCGCGTTGGTCACCAGCGGGCTTTGCCAGAAGATAAGCCGCTTGGCGTTATCCGATGCCGACGCCACCGGCCATGTGCCGCGCACGTCTCCGGTGGTGGAGGTGGCCGGATTGGTGCCGTCACCCGCCAGATAGCCGGTGGTGGAGGTGATCTGCGCCCCGGCCCAGGCGATGGAGATGTCGGCGGGCATGGTGGTGCCGTAGAAGGTGCTGGAGTAGAGCGGGAAGCCGAACACGTCTCCGGTGCCCACGGTGACCGTGGCACCCACCGGCCCGGCGCCAAGCGGGGTGATCGACTGGATGTATTTGAAGGCTTTCTTGCCGCTGACCGTCGTCGCGCCCGCCGCCTGGAGGTTTTCCGTCATCGGGTAGCCATAGAGGTCGAAGCCCAGTATCCGGTAGACCGCGACGTCGGTCGCCGCCGTGGTGATGCGCACGTTGCGCGCCAGCGATTTCACCGGGTCCCAAAGCTGCACGGTGCCCGATCCGCCATAGGAGATCCGCCCCGCCACGCCATCCAGCGCGAGGCACGGCCGCACGGCACGGCCGGTACCGGCGTTGTTGACGGTGACGTTGCCGGTGACGCCCGTGCCTGCGGTGAGCACGATGGCCTGTTGCAGCACCGGCAGTTGGGACGTGGCGATGTTGGTGGCCGACATGGTCGCTGGCACGGCGTTGAGCGTCATGATGCTGGTGGTGAGCGAGAAGCCGACAGTGGCCTGTCCGGACCCCTGGCCCGGCATGTAGCCGTAGGCGGGGCGGGTATCGGCAATGCCGACGCCACCCGCGAACAGCGATGGCGCCATGTCGGGATTCGACCCCGTGGGGTCCTGCCCGAAGACGATCATCGGGCCTGATAGGGCAGTGATGGCCATGGTTCAGACCCTCTTAGGACGTGGGGAAGTTTCCGTAGACGGAACGCCAGTTGTAATAGCTGAAGCTGTAGCGCTCATAGCCCTTGACTAGGAGGTTATCTGTAACGAAATCGACCTGCATGTCCGTTTCGAACTTGACACGTTCCATATACGAAAGGCCATCGATATTCGTCAAAAGGAACCATGCGAACTGCGAAGTCAGGAAGTCATTGACCATGAAACCTTCCGGCAAGCCACCGGCCGTCGACATTATTGCGTTAACGTCATTATCTGCCGTGCCGGGTCGCAATTCGGTCTGCGTGAGCCGGATTGCCACCGCTTCAAGCTGCGGCGGTACAATCAGCTTGCGCGCGCGGGCAAACACCTTCAGCCCCGCCTGATCGCGGAAGTTGGTGCGTACCTCGACCATCGAGGTGAGCAGCGAGGCTTCGTTGAGGTCGGTCTGCACTGAGGGCGTGTTGCCCACTGTATTGCCGTCGATGGGATGGGTCAGGCTGCACAGCGCCACGCCGTCACCGCCGACCGACGGGTTGTAGGTCTGCGCCGAGTTCAGCACGTTGGCGCCGTAAATTTCCTTGGTCTGCTGGAAGCTTTCGATCATCCCAAGGTTCGATGGGTGGAACTGGGTCTTGTAGAGGTTGTCGTCCACCGCCTTGCGGGTGATCGCATAGCCCAGGCCGATCTCGGTGTGCTCTTGATTGTAGACGTAGCGCTCACCAGCACCATTGTCGAACTGGGTCTGCCCACCCTCGGTCTTCAATTGCGCGAGGCCCAGGAAGCGCAATTCGGCAGTGCGTTCCAGCGCCATCTTGCTGTCGTGCTTGGTAAAGATCTTGTCGTACTGCGAAGGGATCATCTCGTATTTGCCCTCGATGCCGCGCAGGCCCGGCAGCAGGAGGTCTTTGATCGCAGAGAGATTGACGGCCATTGAAGGAGTTCCTTTCCAGCGGGATCAGATGCCCGTCGTTCCCTGCTTGTTGAGGGTGTTGTTCATCGCGACAACGATCCTGTTGTAAGGCGACGTGTAATCGTAGCCGCTGACCTGTCCCCAGAGATTCGGTCCCTCCACGCTGTAGTTGGCGATGGCCATGATGCGGAACGGCAAGCCGGGCGTGGTGGCGATTGAGTTCTGATCGGCATACGCCGTCGAAATGCCGCTGAAGACATTGCCGTTGTTGTTGCCCAGCGTGTTGGTATTGGTGCCGGTGCCGGTCATGTACCCAACGCCGACATTCATCCCCACGCTCACCTGCACCACCGGATTGGTGGTCGTGGTGGGGGTCAGGGCGTTGACCGTCTGCACCTGATACTGCGCCGCCGGGTCGGTGATCACATAAGCGACCACGCCCGCAGCGGTGTTCACGTCACCCGCGCCAGCATAGTAGTTCGACCACACGATGCGCTTCTGGGTGACCGACAGGTATTTGCAGCCGGTGAACATGCCAACGAAATTGCCTGAACCGGCGGCGGGCACGCCAGCGGTGCCCTGCGTGCCAAGCTGGCAGATGAACCCGGTCGCAAGCTGCGCCACGGGGTCATTGCAGAAGATCTGCGCATTGGTGCCGACAGCCGGGTTAATCGCCAGTTGTACCTGCTCAAACGTCGGAGACGCGCCCGTCCCCGTCACCTGGGCGAACCCAAACGGCGCATTGATATTCGGCATGTAATGCCACTCCTCGGAAGAGGAAGCCGCACATCACACACCGGGGTGACGCTTGAGCCGGGAAAGGGGAGGCCGCCAACCGGAGGCGGCTAAACAACCGTGGCCTAGCCGCTAGCACGAACCGTGCAGTTTTGTAAACATTCACTCACTGTTGGGCGGGATTTGCACCGGGGAATAGGTCTTCTTGATATTGGGGCGAACCCTGGAATCACCGGTACGATCAAAGGTGCCGGGCGGCGTCGCCCCTAGCTGCTCCTCCTTTGCCCGCACCTGATTGCGCGCCTTTAACTGCTCGCGCCTGCGCACCTCCTCGGTGATCTCCATCGGGCGCTCCATCAGCACCATGCCCTTGCGGGTGATGGTCTGATGCGCCCCCGCGATGGGCATCTGCTCCGGATGCCTGCTGGCCGGTACCGCTTCCCAGCCGCCGCGCGCCAGGGCGACCTGATAGGCCGGATCTTCCTTGCCCATCAGCGTGTGGCGCTTCCACTCATAGGACCAGCCGTCGGGAATGCTCTCGGGCGGAAAATAGAACTCGTTGACGGAGTCCAGATCCACGCCCTGGTGGCTGCGCAACTCGGCGGCGCGCTTGGCCGCCCGCTCGCGTGGACTCTCCTCGCGCACAGGCTTCCGCAAGGGCGGGCGGCTCTGGATATCCCCCTGCGAATGCGCGGCATCCTGCACGTCTGTTTCACGTGAAACAGGTGCGTCGGTCGCATCCAGACGAAGGGAGTTCTCCGGACGCGGGAGCACGCGACGGATAGGGTCGGGCATCTTCTTCCTCAATTCAGCTTTCCAGCGCGCTTCAGTTCCAGCTTGTTCTTGGCATACTCTTCGTCAGTCATCTTCATCATCTGCGCCATCTCGCGCTCCTCGGCGCTCAGGCGCATCACGTTACGCTCCCCCGGCGATGAGCGTGACACCGGGGCCGCCGCAGGCGAGGACCGTCGCTGGGTCACCTGCGACGGCTGATAGGACGACGCGTCACCCTCTTCCTCGGCGGGGGCAATGCGCAGGATGCTCTCCACCTCGCGGAAATACTCGTCGCTGTCAGGCGCGATGCCGTCAGCCGTGACGTAGTTATGGGCGGCGATCATCTTATTGAAGAGCTTCTCGTTGGTGGCGTATTGCGGATGGCGCCGTACCCACTCAGCCGAACGCGGTGACAGGCGCGACGCGAAGTCCTCCACCGGGTCGGTGACAGTACGTACCGGCGGCGGCGCGGCCCGTTTGGGCTGCTGCTCGGCGGCCGCCTTGCCGGTTTCCAGTTGCAGCATCTTGGCCGCGTTATCCGCCAGCCCCTGCTGGATATCGGCGGCGCGGGCGTATTCACCACTTTCCATCGCCTGGGCATACTCGGCCTTGAGCATATCAGTGTTGCCCTTGACCATGTGGATGGCGTTGTTGATCAACTGAAGGTTGGTGTCGTCGGTTTCATTGAGCGCGCTGACCTCGCGCATGGCGGCGTCATTGGCGCGTTTCTCGGCAGCCACGCGGGCCTGTCGCTCGCGTTCTAGCTGCTCCTTCAGGGTCTGGATGCTGGCGGCGAGGTCGTCCCTTTCAGGCTCGGGCGCCGCCGTTTCGACCACAACGTCCACCGCACCCTCGGGAGGCGCCTCGACAGGCGGCTCCAGCGGCAGTTCAGCCTCGGCGGCTTTCGGTTTACGTGCCATGGATCACCATACAAAATCGGGATGTTGCACACGGCCTTTGACGTTCACGTCGTCCAGAATGCGGCATGGGTGGCCGCCAATGGTCAGCGACCAGCCGTCGGAGGCGCGAAAGAAGATCCAGTCGTTGACGCGGATATCGATGCCGGTGAACCAGTTCGCGGTGGCGTCCACGAACGCGGAGGCGCCCTTTTTCAGGATCAGCCCGACCTTGCCCTGGACCGAATCCTCGCGGCGGGTCTGGTCGGCCAGCAGGATGCCGCCCTTGGTCGCCTGGGGGCGGATGTAGATCGCCACCAAGATCTGGTTGTTGAAAATCTCAATATTCTTCAGGTCACCGACCGCCTTGACCAACTCCAGCTTGGGGTCGGTGTCGTGCTTCATAACGGCAAACGCCATAGGCTGATCCTTTAACGGGTAAGCATTACCTTCTTGGCGACCTCGTCGCAGATATCCTGGGCGGCGCGGAGGCCCTGAATCACCCCAGTCGCCCGCTGGTAATCCACTCCAGCCCCGCCCCACGAAAGCTCCTCTTTGCGCTGCTCGATCTCGTCTTCCAGCGCCTTGCGCAATTCCTGCTCAAACAGGATGCCGGTGGTAAACATCCATCCCCCAGGTCACCCGTATTTCTCGATCTTCTCCAGGCGCCCGTCGCCACTCCCGGCACCGGCTTCCATCTTGAGGAATTTGTGGTTGGTGCGCCCGCCACGCTTGCGCATCATGCCCGGCGGCGGCATGGGCGGCCCGCCCGCGCCCGGCGGCCCACCCGCACCCGGCGGGGGTCCCATCATCGGCGGTGGCCCGCCAGCGCCCGGCGGCGGCCCGCCCGGTGGCGGACCCATGGCGCCGGGCGGCGGCGGCCCCTGGATCTTGGGTGGCGGCGGCGGCATCCCGCCGCCAGGGGGCGCCAGTCCCGCGTCCTCGGGCTTGCCCTGCGTGATGATGATGTTGACGTTGGTCTTGGCAGAGCGGCTCTTGCCGCCGCCTTCGTGGTGCTTGTCGCCCAGCATGCCGCCATAGGCGCGCTTGATGCGGCCACCACCGCATTTGGCTTCGCCGCCCGCCTTCAGCCCGTCATGCTCTTCCATCACGACGCTCTTCACCTTGGCCTTGACCTTGCCGCCCTTCTTGAAATCGGCGTCGGCCAGCGCCCCGCCCTTGGCCTTGGCGATATCCTTGGGCGGCACTTTTATCGGGGCATTTGCCTTCCAGGCACGGGTCAAGGCGCCCGTTTTCCCAGGCGACAGGGCGCGGATCTCGTCCATCGTCGCACGGGGCTGGCCGCTGCGCGTGGTTTCACCGCCGTTCGCTTTCCCGGCGGCACCGCCCTTGTTCATGGGCGACAGCTTGCCTGCCTGCACGGGCGAGAAGCTCATGCGGCTGGCGGGCACCCCGGAGCGCTGGGTGGCCTCGGCCAGCCCCGCGTTCTGCGACGGCTGCGGCCCGACGCCCTGCGCCTCGCCGCCATCCTGCTTCTTCGCCGCCCCACCGCTTTTCATGCCGCCGACATGCTTGAGGCCTTCGCGCTCCTCGTTAGCCGCTTTGGCATCGCGGTTGATGTAAGCGGTCACCGCTCCCCCTCCAGTGGAACCGCCGCATTTGCGCGCGATGCGCCCGGCGTGCTTGGCGGTGGCCGGTCCCGGCACTTTCAGCCCCGCCGTCACCTTCACCATGCCGCCGTGGCGGTATTGGCGCGGCGACAAGGGGCGCATGCCGGTTTTCGCGGTCGCATTGAGCGGCTCGGACGGCGTCCAACTGCTTGCGGTGATGCCTTTGGCGTCACTGCCGCCACCAAGACGGCGCGCCTTGGCTTTCATCGCGCTACGCGCCTGCTGGCTCATTGCGGACATGCGAATTTGCTCCTTCGCGGAGGGTTTCCCGCGCAAACAACGCGTTTTTGGCAGTTTTTGCAAGATTTCACGCCCAGCCGCCCGCGTAATAGCGCGCGGCGACCAAGGCGCGCTCGATTTCGGGTCCGGAAGCGCCGACGGCACCTCCATCGGCCTTCTTTTTGGTCTTCACCACGGGCGGAAGGCCCATTTCGGCCCTTTTTTCGTTCAACGCGGCCCTTCTGGCCGCCTTTTCATCGAACATCTTGAGCTTGTCGATGCGCTTTTTCATCGTTTTGACGCCCTGGCCCTGCATTTTCAGCGCGGCGTTGTAATCCGGGGCCGTGGCGCCCTCGCGGGTGTTGTAGAAATCGTGCTTGATGGGGTCATAGATCATGTGAACCACGTCGGGACGCCCGCCGTTGAACTGCTTGAACGCCTCATGGTCCCACCCGGCCGGGGTTTCAGCGTCATCCCATGGCAGCCTGGAGACGGCGTGGAAGCGATTGCGCGTGTACATGTGCGGCAGCACGGTATCGAACGCGTCGAGCTTCCTGCCGCCCTGCTGCACTGCCAGATCCAGCATGGAATTGGCGACGTTGCGGTGATTGGCCAGCTTCTTGTTATTGAACACCGAGACGATGTCGTCGCCCTTGAGCGCGAACCCGGTCGCCTTGTCGGGCGACAGGAACAACTTCATGTCCTTGAAGTGCTCGGGTCCGTAGGGGGTGAGCGCGGCCCCGTTGGGGCTGGACGCCTTGGCCGCGTTCACCGCGTCGTGGAACACGGCGGCGCTGCGCGCGCCCGGTGTCAGTTCGTGGAACGCGGGGGCAGAGATCCCCGCCGCGTCCCACACTTTCTGCGCCTCGGGGTGAGGCTCGTGGATACCCTGTACTGAAGCGCCGAAGCTCGGATCTACGTCGTCCGCTCCCACTCTTCCTGCTCTTCTGGCGTAAGTTCCGGGTAGCCCGTCCCGACGCCCTGCTGCTCCATGTGCTTTGCGGACTGCACGCCCGAGATCGCGGGCGCGGGCGTGGCGCTCCACTTCCTCAGCTTCCAGTCCTGTAAATGCTCCGGAAGGTCCGCCTCCAGTTCCGGATGCCAGGGCGGCGGGTTCCCCATGTGCGCCACCTTCAGGTATTCCTCTCTGGTAACTGGAATCCCATTCTCTTTCAGGATTCGAATCACCGGGTCGGTTTCGGTTGAACCAGCTTGGGTCATTGAGTTTTCCATTCTTCTCAGGATCGGGATCTGCCCTGGCGAAGGCCAGGATCTGCTGCCGCGCCTCATCGGCGGTGATCCGCCCATGCGTGACGTTATCCCATATCCCGTCGATATGCGCGACAAATTTCTTGCTGCGCTTCTGCTCCGGGGTGAACAGGCCGCGCACCCCTTCCCAGGTGATCGACTGCAATTCGCGAGGGTGAATTTGCAGGTCCGCCGCCACGTTGCGCGCGGCATCGGCGTGGTAGGGATACATGCCGGATATGCCGGTGACGGCCGAGTTCTTGGCCGCCAGCGGCACCGGGTAATCGGAGCGCTTGGGGCGCGGCAGGCCCTTCTTCTTGGCGTCGGCAACGGCGTCGGGATAGGGGTCCTTCATGCTGCCGGAACCGAAATTATGCGACACCTCGGTGGCGCTGCCGCCCAGCGGGCGCAGCAGGCCCGCCGCCACCGCGTGGGTGTCCATGGTGATGTCTTTGTAGGGATTATCCGGCGCCAGCAGGTTGTTATAGAAATTGCGCACTTTGTGCTTGTCGCCCATCAGGTCCGACAAGGCCTGCTTGCTGCCGTCGGATTGCGCCGACTGCACCGCCTTGGTGATCTCGGCCAAAGATCCCCAGCTTGTCTGCGACGGGTCCCTGACGGTGCTTACGTCTTCCTCGTCCTCGTCGCCCGATGACGCGTCGCTCTTGGTGCGCACCCGGCCAAACCCGCCCTCGGGCGTCACCAGCCGATGCCAGCGCGGATTGTGCGCCTCATCGTGCAGGCGGATGAACATCGCCTTGTGCTCGGGGTCCATGATGTCCGCCAGCCGCTTGCCGCGCAGCTTGCCCAGCGTGCCCTCGTGCCGCTCTTCGAAGAAAATGCGGTTGGCGTGGTCCTCCATCTCCTTGGTGTAGTGAAGGTCGTGCTGATTATGCAGCGCGTCCAAAACGCGCTCGGCAAGGCTGACGTTCTGATACCAGTCCTTCTGCGGCGACAGCGACGCCAGCACCCCCGCCACCGCGCTGTCGGGCATGTCGTAGCGCTTGGCGAAATTGTCCACGATCCGCCTGCCGCCCTTGTACCAGAGCTTGGCCCGCGCGCGGATTTCCGGCGGCATGGCGTCGTGCAGAAACCGCAGGTTGCCCTCGCTGAGATCGTGGAAGGCCTGGAGAATGTCCTCGGTCTTGGCGTTCTTGCGGCGCAGATGCGCGGGCATGCCGGGGTATTTCGCCATCTGCCGCACGTTGAAATCATGCGCCGTCATGTTGGGCGTCTCGCGCAGCGGCTTGGCCAGCTTGGCCGATTCCGTGTCCACGCGCAGATCGCCCGTGACCGCCTCGTTCCCGGCCTTGGGCTTGCGGGTCGAGATCCGCGCCGGATGCTCGCCGCTATTGCCGCCCAGCAAGTTGCTATAGGGCTGAAACGCGCGCGCGGGGGCACTGGGTGGCGCCTGCTCCCCTTCAGGGCTGGCAGGGGCAGGCGCCACCGCAGGCTGCGCAGTCAAGGCCTGCGCAGGGTCTGTAAATGGTACTTCCCCGCCCGCTGCATAGCGTCCCGGCAGCGGGCCGATCTCGCGGCCGATGCCGCGCGCCACCTGTGCGGCACGGCGGATCGCGTCGCCCGACGCTTCCTGTTTCACCACGTTGCCGCCTGCGGCGTAGCGCCGTGCCAGTTCGCCGCGACCATATTGCTGGGCGATCCGGCTCAACACCTCAGGGTGATCGGGCGGCAGGAAATCCTCGGTGCCCGACACTATCGAGCGCACCGGCAGGATGCCCGGCTTCTGATCGCCAAAAATGGTGCCGGGATAGCCCGACCCCGGCTGCCCGGCCCGCACCGCCGCCTGCCTGTCCTCGGGCGCGGTCGGCTCGTCCACGGTGCGCGCCTTGCGGTTCAACTGCCCGAACGGGCCGTAATTCAGCCAGCTATTCTGCCCGCGCGTTTCGGTCGCCAGCGCCATGCGCGCCAGCGGAGTGAACATCTGCGCATGCTGCCGGTACGCGTTCTCCTCGCCCGGCGCGCGAAACCCGATGCCCTGCTTGGCGTGGCCGAACGCGTCATGCACGGCGCGAAACAGGTCGTTGTTGTAAACCGGCTTGCCTTCCCAGTGCTCACCAGACGGCACCATCAGCGGGTGGCGCTTGCCGTAATCCGTCGGCGCGCCAGAGCCGGTGCCCTCCTCGCCGGAACCGAAACCCTCCTCGCTGGGGAACACGCCCATCTTGCGGTTCTGCCGCAGATCGTCGGTCGCCGCCGACGGACCCTTCGCATACGGGTCATGCACGGCGGGGTTGTAGAAGTGAAACCGATATCCCGCCTCGCGCAGCGCGCGATACTGATCCGCCGTCTCGCGGGCCAGCGCCGAGTAGGCCGCCCGCGTCAGCTTGTCGTGCGAGGTGTCGGGCATGTCGGCAAAATCGCGCGCGGCCATGATGGCGCGCTTGATGTTGAGCGGCACGATGGCGGGCGCCGGTCCCCTGGTGCCGCGATTGGTCTGGCGCATGTAATCCTGCGCCACCGCCGTCAGGCGCGGATCGGGCGCCTGATGCTTGACCTTGGCGCCGTGGCCCGCGCTGCCGCCGTGCTTGCGCGCCACCGCCAGCGCTTGCTGTACCTTATTCACTATACGCCCCCACCGCGCTCGTAGCGGCGCTTGATCTCGGGTATCGCATCATCGAACACCACGAAGTTGTGGGCGTCCTTCTTGCCGCTGCGGCTGTTGCTGTCGAGGTAGCGAATGCCGGGGATGCCTGCCGCCTTCAGCCGCTCCATTGCGTGCGCCTGGGCCATGGCGTTGCGCGTGCGCGACGACTTGATATTGGGGTCATACGGCGCTTCCTTCACCAGCGTCTCGTGCAGATGCTTGCCGGTCATCTGCGCCATGCCGCCATACGGCGCTTCCGTGGTGCCCTTGGCCGCATCCAGATAGACCTTCGCCGTGCCCTCGTCCCACCCTTTCGGGTCGCCTATCACGCGCCCTTCCTGGCCCTTCACGACCCATCGCCCATTGGGCAGTTGCTCTACCCGATCCGGCACGTCGCCATGCAGCAGCTTGGTCACGCGCTGCTTCAACTCGGGGTGCTGCTGGCTGATGGGACGGTCCCAATGCAGGAAATGCTCGGGGTCGGCGTTAAGCCGCACCTGATACATCGCCCCCGGCGTGTGCAGCTTGGCGGCCGGATACTTGGCACGCATCTCGGCCACGTGCTGCTGAAACTTGGGCACGTGCTTGGGATAGAAATCGTTTTCGATCTTCTTGTGCAACGCGTCCCAATCGCCACCCGCGTCGATGAAATCCATCAGGGTGAACATATGATCTTGGTGCAGGTTGTCGGCGTGGGTGATGTCGTCCACCGTCTGCGGCCCGCGCCCGGTGCCCAGGTCAATGCGCGGGTCGCGGTCGCGGCTGAGACGGTCGCGGTAGCCCTTCGCGATGCCCTCGTCCTGGGCGAAATATAACCCGCGACCAAAGGCCTGATTGCCCTCGCCGGTACCGATCTTCGACATGTCGAACTTGTCGAAATAATGCGGGCTGCCATGGTAAACGTCCACGCCCGGTGCCTCCTCGGGTTGTACCTGTCCCCCGACATCACGGCCTATACGCCCCTCCTGGGGACCGTAGGCGCCCGTGTTGGTGATGGCGCTCTTGATCTGCCCAGGATGCGACAGCGCCACCGCAAGGCTGCCGTTCATGCTGGCGGGCAGCCAACTGTCATGGCCAGCGCGGCGTAGCTGGTCGAACCAATCCGACTGCGCGCGCTTGTAGTTCGCCGCCTGCTGGATCTCCTTGGGCTTCTCGCCCGTGTAAGGGTTCTCCAGCCGCAGATACGCGGGTATCACCCTGGCAGCGTGATTGACCTTCTTGTAGTCAAACGTCCCTGGAATTTGCTGCAACCCCATGCTGTCATTCTCGGACGCATACTGGCTGGCGTCCTTGGGGTCGGTGGTGAACCACGCGCCATGGCGCGACACGTTGAACTTGTCGAAATCCTTGTCCTTCGACGTGCCATGGAAGTACCGCCTGGGCACGCCGTTGTCGTGCGCCACGCTGTTGGCGAACCAGCGCTTGAACGCGTCGCTGGCCGTGGCGCCGCCATCCGCGCGCGTGACGCGCCGCGCCGTCAGCAAGGCGCCGCGCACGGCCTTGCTGGCGTTGGTCACGGCTCAGGGGCGGCTTCGCCGCCAGCCTCGGGCGCGGCAGGCTCGCCCGTGGCTTTCTCGGCCTTGCCCACCAGCCCCTGCGCGATGGGTGCCGCCTCGGGATGCAGCAGCACCTCGCGCGCGATGTTGAGCATCTCCAGCTTCTCGCGCGAGGCGCGGTCGGCCTTCTTCTCGTGCGCGTTGCTCAACGTGGTGCCGCGCGCGGTGTCGGCCTGCTGCTGACGGCTCTGCGCGTCCATCAGCTTGGCCTGCGCGTTCAGCTTGTCCACCTCGGTGTCCACCTGCTGCTGCTTGCCGCCCTTGCCCGCGAGGCCGCCAGGATTGGCCTGCGTGTCCACCTGTATCTTCTGCGCCGTCGCCTGCGCGACTTGCGCCTTGCTCTGCGCTTCCAGCTTCTTGCTGTCGGCGTTCTGCTGATCGACCTTCATCTTGGCCTGGGCCTGCTCCAGTTCCGGCGGCGGCTTGGCCTGCGCCTCCGGAGGCGCCAGGAACTGATCGGGGTTGCTGTACCCAATCGCGGTGATGGCAGCCCGATCAATCGCCAACGGGTCGTAGAGCATGGGCGAAGCCTGCTGCAACTGCTTCAGCGCCATGATCTTCATCAGCCGCTGCGTATGACTGGCGGTGTTGGGGTCCGCCTGCGGCGTCAGTTCGCAACGCTCCAGCGCGGCCAGGAATTGCTGCTCGTCCCAGTTGCACGCGGGCTTTTTGTTGCGTTGCCAGAAGCTGTCGGGGTGCTCCTTGAAGGTGCGCACCAGCAGGCGAAATTCTTCCGCTTGCGCCGAGTGCATGCGCTTATGCACGGCACTCATCAGCTTGTTGGCCTGCTCGATCATGGCCAGCGTGGTGCCGACCGGCGCGTCGGCTCTACCCTCGCCCACCTGCTGCTCGCTGGTGCCGCCAATGCGCATGCCGGTCTGACTGATATCACCGACAAGGTTCATCAGCGCGGGCGCGCCCTGCTGGTTATACGGCAGCGGCATGATCGCCTGCGCGATGGGCATACCGCCAGTTTTCACCAGCGCCCCGCCTCCAGGGGGAATTCGAAAGATGTTGGTGTTCTGTCGCGCCCCCGTGTCAGCCATAAGAAATCCTGGGAAACACGCATACATGCCCCCGTCAAGAAGCTCTCGCCAAGCAGCAGTGATGGCGTTCGTGGTATTGCCCAGGATGTGTAGCAATCCGATATCGTAAAACCCCATGCCTGGGACGAAGATGTATTTGACAAAGTTGTCGCGGGCTTCCGGAAGCTCCTGATCATCTTCATCGAAATTCCTGACTACCGAGAGTATTTTCTTTGACGAAACATCTATAGTGATGCGGTAGGGTAATTCCAAACCCGTCTCTTTGCCGTTGATCTTGTGCTCGTAGCCCAGCAAATCCTGCTCGCAATAGATCTCGTAGACCTCGCGGTCGCGGTCCTCCATCCGCGACGAAGTCGCGGTAATCCCCTGCTGGCTGTCCTTCTCCTCCTTGGCCGCGTCGAGCTTGCGCAACTCGGCCTGCGACAGATCCACATCACGGTACACGCCCATGATCTGCAACCGCTTCACCGTGCTGGGTTTCATCATGGATCGATGCGTAATGCGTCTAGCATTACGCAGATCGGTGGCGCTGTAGTTCACGATCAGATCGTCAGCATCCACGCTCTCGCTGACAGGGCGATTGCGCAGCGGGCAGAAATACACCTTCTTGAACGCGGAGCCGCCAAACCCCAGCATGAACAGCATACGGTCAGTATCGGGATAGTACTCGCTCGCGGTTACTGTCAGATAGTGATTAAGATCCTTCTCGAGATCATTGGCCTGCTTGTCCTGCTCTATCAGTGACGCGTTGCCGTCATCACGCACCTTCACCGGGCCGTCGGTGGGCAGCATCTCGCCGCGTGCGTTCGCCTGAAACCGCAGCACCGCTTCCAGCAGCAGCGGATGCCTGACACGGCTCATCCCCTCCACCGGAGCGCCGTCGGTAGAT